ACAGCTACAGGGAATGTGCCTAGATGTTCAGGCATAGACCCTCCTGAGTAGTCAGGATGACTACCGTTATTACCACTCATATGTACCCTCCTAGTATTTAGCTTTTAATAAAAACCTACGTGATTGTATATATCCTTTGGTATGGTTATGTTCTACTGTATGAAATGTTCCTTGTAATGGAGAACATTCTCTTTTCAAAATCTCCCTAAAGTCCTCAACAATAGCCTTGTAATTAGTCTTAACTTTAGGCTTAGGTGACTTGAATGATGCTAACTCCTCACCCTCCTGACTGATTAACTTACCAGCGTTACCCATGTGCGACTTAATAAGATTCTTAAGTGACTCCTCCTCCTCTAGCAACGGAACTTTCTGCATACGCACATCATATAAACGCTTAACAGCAGCGTCTACAGTGCCACTACTCTGCACCATATCCATTGTATTAGTAGGGTAAAGTAACTTAAGGTCAGCCTCACTAGGCTTCTCTATATACGGTAATGTATTAGTTTCAAGACACGTCCAGAAGTTCTTGACTTTAGCAATTACCTTAGCCTTAAGATCAGCATCCATATACAGATCATGTACCAATATTGGATCACCAGATAAACGTAAATGAGGTGCTAATCCCACTAACTTCCAATGATCTATACCAGTAATAATAGAATACCAAACCACTTGGTAGTATTGCCAAGGCGGTATCTCATTGTTAGCCCAGTACTTACGGTACATACCTTCACTAACAGTCTTAACTTCTATGCCTGACAACTCATAGCGATCTGGTTCACCTATTTGCACAAAGAAATCAGGATGTGCATAAGCCCAATCATATTCAACTGAGCGTATAATCTTAGGCTTATAGATCACACCATTGTTAGCATCTGGGCAAGGTACATAGTCGGAGTCATGGTTTAATGGTACTGCATCAGGATCGAAATAGAAGTTGTTGTCTTTAGCATACTTCTTTGCTATAACATCTTCCAGTATATGACCCCATTCCATAGCATGATTGAGAGAAGGGGGGTCTACCTCCCCCTTCTTCTCCTTGTATAGTTTAACTATACTGCAATAGGGATTAGCCCCCATGATTGCACCAACATCACTACCTCCTATACCCTTGCGTCTTTCTTCGGGTGTTAGAAGCATATCTCTTTCTCCTTTGGGATAATGGTTTCATGTAGTTTACTGACCATCTCAATCTGACGTGTTGGGTTATACTTTTTAGCGACAGTATTAAAAGCATTGTATAACCGCCACCCATCATACTGTCTGGCGAACTCAGGGTGCGTAGGATTCTGCCAAAACTTATCAACCATACCCAAGTGTGACCAAGGTAATAAGTGGCTTCTCCCTGCTCTCAGGTACGTGTCAGCCAATCGGGTATCAGTAATAGTTCTTCGCTTTAAACCCTCAATCATGTGACCTAGTTCTGGAATCTTCTCTAGGTATTTAAGTAAGCCAACACCTATTAAATCTTTCAGAGATGCTACGTTGCCAGAGGTATGCTTGTAATTAAAAGCAACCTCACCCGTAATAGCCATGTTGTCACACACAAAACAGTCACCACCTACAGTAGCCTTGGCTGCAAACAGACTAAGATTGGAATGACGCAAACCCATAGCAGGTTCTACCTCATTGGTAACGTGTTGGGAGAGTATGGTAGGTCTACCATTTACTTCCGTTAGGAACTTGACATAACCAAATAGATCAGCACCATTCTCACTTACTCCCCATCGTGTGCGAGTAAGGTCTACTGGTATGCCTTTATCTTCTGCTGCACTTAACACAGCATCAGCAAAGTCATGGTGTTGTATGCCTTCCCAACGCTCTGATCTTGCCTTAACTCTAGGCTTGCCATCTTTCCCAATGTAACTATAAACTCTTGGTGTTACGGGAATGTCCTTCAACTCATGTAACTTTACTTCGCTTGCTCCGCAGTGTAGCATTAGTGACATAATGATTCTCCTATTCTGATTGTGATGTCCACGTGTGAGTTTCCTCTACCACGATAGACGGTTTGTAGCCTTTGTACCTACCATAAGACCACCTATTACGTATCTGATGGATACGTTGTCGAGATACTCCCCAGTATTTACCTAGCTCAGTAAGACTCATACCCTCTGCAATTTGCTTAAGGATATTCTTATCTCTCTCAGTAGGTTGGGTTCTCATTTTTCTACCACGTTTCATTGGTGCTGCTGGCACTATGTCCTCCTTTCATATGGGAATACAGGCGTTCCCAGTATATAAACATCAAGCCAAAATCTACGGGAATAAATCCATACTGCTTGGTATATATCCACATACTGAGCCAACCAAAGTTACTCAAGACACACGTCACCGCACCGATACGCCTACCCTGTCCGAATAAACGTATGCCTATGAGTGTTGTAATACTAAGTAATAGTTCTATCCAAATCATTCACGCCTACCACAAGACTCAATAGTAGGAGTACATGGGATATACCTCCATTCTTTATCATCAACCAATGTCTTACCTGCTACACCGTAACCATCAATTCTATTAGTCAGTACCTCCGCATTTTTACTACTGACATACCAAATAGTATATGTAACCATAGATGCTACTAACACTAATACAATCAAGTACATCCTACTCATTCTTCTTACCTCCTTTTCTATACTTGTAATGGTAGTTTCTAAACGGGATATTAGCAGGGGTTATAGTATCGAATGGGTCTATAAACTCTACCAATTCCAGCTTACCCGTTTGTTTATTAGGCTTGTATTTTTTTACCAAACCATGTGAGCTATTTCTTCTCTGCATTTTCCTCCTTATCCTCAAGATAATCCTCTACTACATCATGTAATACTTCTCCTGAAAACGTACCTGCTGTTACCATTGTAAACGTAGCAAGACCACTACATCCAACCTGCATGAATAACAATAGTACTAATATAAACTTAACCATGTTCCTCCTCTCGCTCATTAGAATTAACCCTATCCCACCCTTCTGGCACATCTCCTAAATCATATATCTGTTGTTTAATCTCACTCATTTCATCACACAACTCATGTATCCTTGCTTCTACTGTAGGAATACCGAACTCTCTAAGCCTTACCTTAACCCTCTCTGTTACCCTATTCCATTGTACTGTGTTACGCCCTTTAGAATAGGTAGGTTTATCGTAAGTAAAGTCACGTGTTTCTTCTGGTAGTAATGGTCTAGCTGATTGAAACTCCTCACGTAAAGCACGTAACCTTAAGTTTAAATCCATCACGTTAATTAATTGTTTCATCGTCATCGTTCTTACCTCCTTGCATAAGGGTTAACGTAGGTTGCCTTAACTTATGATTCTTTTTATTCATTTCATCCTCTACATCTCTGTCTGCTAACCTCTTCTCACTCATAGCTGCTTGGTCAGACTTAGAGAAACAGTAATAGCTATAGTCATACACATCACCTATAAATATCTGTAGCTGGGAATCATCTAAGAATTTTTCTGTACGTTTTTTACCAAACCTCCATTGATACCAACGACTAATTAAATCATCCAACGTACCTATAAAGCCTTCTGTTTTAACGCTGTCCATACATTCTCCTTGTGTTAGAAACTATTGTTTTTAATATTGTTCTCATGCTCAGTCATAACACGTAGGTTACATGGAACGTGCAACCCACAAACTTTCTTGTGATGCAAGGGAATTATGTGGTCAACCACGTGTTTGATACCTGTTTGCTTAGTTAATTCTTTAGCTCTCTGGTATACCTTCATCACACCTGCACCACGATCCAAGTCCCTTATGGTAGAACCATTCTTCATGCTACGTTTTCTTCTAGCCGAATAGAAACGTACCAATGCTACGTTCCTCTTGTTCTCATCACGTTTAGCTTGGCGAATTACATCACGATTAGCTTCACGATATACCCTGCGTTTCTCTATTTGCTTCGCCCTATTCTTCATGTAGTAGAGCTTGTTGTTAGCCCTACTGTATGCTTTCCTAAACTCCTCATCCTTGTATGGCATAGCTCTCCTTTCTATAGGACATCATCGGTACTGCAAATGTCCTATGGGAATTAATAAGGTGCTGACTTCCCACTATTAGTCCGTCTTACGCACCAACACGCAAGGAGAATCTACAGTACGGGGTTGACGCAACACGTACCAAATGAAAGGGAATAACCCCTCGGTGCAGGTAATGTGTTGAGCATAGCAGGCATTTATAGCCCCTGTCAGCATGGGTCTGGCTACTAAGGAGAGTGTAGATCCTCCCGACTCTCCCTTACCTTGTAACTAAACACCTTAGTCTGGGAATTAACCACGCTCACAACATACAATTCAGTAGGTGTGATCTTATATATTTCGTAGTCAAGTAACCTCTGACCTATTACTGGCTTCTTGGGTAACGTATAACTAACCTTCATTTGGTTCTAGTTTTTCTGGACATGGATACGGGAATATGTTATTAACATCATGCTTATCCATACCCTCCTGATGACGTGTAATATTATCAAAGGCATCTGCTTTAGCACGTAGTTGATCGCACTCTAACTGTACCTCCAACACACGTTCCCTATCTGCTACCTCTGCCCTCCTTTTATAGTCGTCTACTTGTTCATCTGATCCGTGATATACAGTAGTCTTGGTAATCTCCTGTATCGCAGGGGAATTAAACCTTATCTTCTCAGCAAATGAATCAGAAAATTCTATACATAAACCAGAGCCACTAAAGACTCCATCACGTATAGAAATCCTATGGTCTGGACATAGTTTTATCCAGAACTCTAGGAAAGTACGCATCTGTTGAGCCTTATAAGACTCTATTGATTCGTTATCTAACATAGTTCTAGTCCTCCTTTCTCATGGTTGTGTAGTTGTTCTCTTGAATGCTGGTATGTACCACATGAATCTATAACCATGTAGTCGTAGTACCTAACAGGTTCACCCTTCTGTGGGAATTTACTATTCTTCTGCTTTATGTACCAGATAGAATCAACCTGATACACCCAAACAGGAGCGTACTTACACATACGATCCTTAGTGGTACGTGTCTCCCAACCATCTGAATTAAGGATACATGAACCATCTCTTCTGAAAGTAACCACGTCAGTACGGTGCAGTCTAATAGCCTTACATCCATCCTTGTAGATTACCTCAAACGTATTGTTACCAATCTTCTTCGCACTCTTTACACCCCTGACATTACGCAGGGAATCAACCTTAGTAGTTCTACGTGAACAACACATAATAACTCTCCTATTTCTGGTTGGTAATAGCACCCTTACTAACACGAAAGAAAGGTTCTCCTTCTTTCCAATCCTCTAGTTCTTCCCATTCAAATAATACAAAGCACCTAAGATCAGTCTCTAAATATCCGAAAGATATAAGAGTAACAAGGCCATCTATAATTCCTGCTATAGCAATTATAATTAACCATACCCTCTCCTTCCAACACCAAGGCTTTGTTCTATGTAGATTAAATATAGAATCGTGCATAATAACTCTCCTTATTTAGTTATGTATAATGCGTGTTTGTCGGTACATACAGTACCTTTAGGTTCTTCTACTTCATCATCTGAATCTATCTCTATGAGTAGTTCTCTCGCTAAATCACACTGTCCATTATTCTCATAAGTATCAGAATAATAGTGTGGTCTGGTATCAAACCACATGGGTTCATACGTAAACATACCCAGTACTAGACCTGCTACTACAAGTAATACAGTCATAG